AAGGGTGCGGCGTTTTGATCCCGCACAGCAAGAAACGGTGGATGGTTGAGCGTGGTAAGTGGCGGGCTACTGCGCCGGGCAACGGCAAGCACGCTGGTTTTCATATTTGGGCGGCGTACAGCTACAGCCCAAACGCGCGGTGGGCTGATCTTGTTGCTGAGTTTTTAGAGGCCAAGTCAAACCCTGAGCAGTTGCGGGTGTGGATCAACACGACGCTTGGGCAGACGTGGTCTGACGATTACAGCAGCGCCATGAGTGCTGAGGCGTTGGTGGAGCGGTGCGAGGACTATGAGGAGGGTGTGCTGCCTGCTGGTGTCTTGACTGTCACGATTGGCGTTGACGTGCAAGGTGGTGGCGGAACGCTTGGGGAAAGATTGGCGATCAGTGTGTGGGGCTGGGGCCGCAAGGAAGAGGGCTGGCTGATTCAATATGTCGAGGTGGCAGGAGACCCAACGCGGTCTGAAGTGTGGAAGCGCCTAGACGAGTTCGTGACGCGCAAGTGGCCGCATGAGCTGGGCGGCAGCTTGAAGGCTGACTTCATCGCAGTTGACAGCGGTGGTTTTGCGACGAGCGAGGTCTATCAATACGCGCGAGAGCGCAGGGCTAATGGTGTGATTGCCATCAAGGGACAGAGCCAACGAGACAAGCAGCCGATTGGCAAGGCCACAAAGGTTGACATCAACTCACGAGGCAAGACGATCAAAAAGGGTGCGACGTTGTTCCCTGTTGGCGTTCATGCCATCAAGAACACGATGGCGGGCCGGTTGAAGTACACCGAGCTGGGCGAAGGTTATTTGCACTTTCACGCCACAACAGGGGAGGAGTATTTCAAGATGCTCACGGCTGAGAAGCAGGCGATCAAATTCAGGAACGGATTCCCTGAACGGATATGGGTCAAAAAGGGCGGAGCGAGGAACGAGAGCTGGGACACGTTGATTTATGCCTACGCCTGTTTGCAGCTGCTGTATCGCAAATATGACCGCAGAACTATTTGGGATCAGTTGGAAAAGCGTTTGGAGCAGCCGCTAAGATCGAAGGAAGCACCGCGTAAAGCGGTTGCAGCGCCGTCGTTCGTGAACAACTGGTGATTAAACATCCGGCTGAGATCAGGATCGGCGACACCGTAATTTTTGACGTGCCGTCTTTTGCCAACAGTATTGGCACGACGATCGACAACACCTACACGCTGACTTGGTACGGGCGGACAAATACAAACCACAAAGGTGCAGCGGTAACGGCTGCTGATCAGGGTGACGGTTGGCGAGTCACAATCTCGTCTTCCACAACTGAGACCTGGGTTGCTGGCACTTGGTTTTTCCAGCTTGTAGCCGTTAGTGGCTCGACGCAGTATCTAGCGGGCGAGGGTCAATTCAAGGCCATTGCAAGTCTTGCCTACTCAGGACAGCCTGACGCGTTTGATGGTCGCAGCCGTGCGCAAGTTGATCTTGATCAAGTACAGGCTGCCATCCGGACGATTCTTAACGGTGGCGCAGTCAAGAGTTACTCAGTTGCTGGACGCAATTTGCAGAAGTATGAGTTAGCAGATTTGTTGGCTTTAGAAACTAAGCTGAAAGCTGAAGTTAAGCGAGAGCAGACAGCTGATCTGATTCGCAATGGTCAAGGCAATCCCCACAACTTGTTCGTGAGATTCTGATGGGCGTTCGATCTGCATTCCGCGAACTGTTCCGACGTGAGCGGCCACAACGTCGCCGTAGTTATGCGGGCGCAAGGGTTAGCCGTCTGACTGCTGACTGGGTGACGAGTGGCACCAGCGCAGACAGTGAAATCAAGTCGAGCTACAAGATGTTGCGCAACCGCGCGCGGCAGCTTTGCAGAGACAACGACTATGCAAAACAGGCCCTAAGGTCAATCACCAACAATGTCATTGGGCACGGTATCTATCACCAGTCACAGGTGCGAATGCAACGTGGCGGGCGGATGGACGAGGCAACCAATGCCCGCATTCATCAAGCCTGGACACGCTGGAGCCACAAGACGCGCTGCGATGTGAGCGGCCTGCTCAGCTTCTATGACATGGAGCGGCTGCTGTGCCGCAGCTTGGCTGAGTCTGGTGAGGTGTTCATCAGGATTATCCGCCGGCCATTTGGTGACAGCGGTATTCCTTTTGCGCTGCAGGTGCTTGAGGCTGACTATCTCGTCGATGATGACGTTCAAGCCTCAAAGGACAAGAGAACAGTCCGCATGGGGATTGAGCGCGATGAGTATCTGCGCCCGATTGCCTACAACTTCTATGCCAACCATCCCGGTGATGTTTACGCCGGCAATGTGCGCACTGCACGCCGCATTCGTGTTGATGCTGAGGATGTAATTCATCTGTTTATGCCTGAGCGTCCTAGCCAGACGCGCGGTGTCACTTGGTTTGCCTCAGCGTTGCAGCGGCTGCACATGCTTGACGGTTATGAAAACGCTGAGCTTGTGCGTGCGCGGGCTAGCAGTGCATTGATGGGATTTATCACCAGCCCTGAGGGCGAGCTGGTCGGTGATGACATTGTTGATGGCGAGCGCGTTACAGACTTTCAGCCTGGCGTCTTCAAGTACTTGGACCCCGGGCAGAGCGTAGAGGTGCCCCAGCTGGACGCACCTGACGGACAGCTTGAGGCGTTTACCCGGTCAATGTTGCGTGCTGCAGCTGCTGGAATCGGGGTGAGTTTTGAAAGCATCAGCAAGAATTACAGCCAGTCGAACTACAGCAGCAGCCGGCTGAGCTTGCTTGAGGAGCGGGACACATATAAGTGTCTGCAGCGTTATTTCATCGAGAACTTCCACCAAATCGTTTTCGAGAAGTGGATGGACATGGCGGTGTTGAGCGGAACGCTGAGCCTGCCGGGTTACGAAACAGACCCTGATCGTTATCGCGCCAGCAAGTGGGTGCCGCGCAGTTGGGAATGGGTCGATCCTCAGAAAGAGGTTGCGGCTTACAAGTCAGCAGTGCGCAGCGGCTTCAAAACTCTTGGTCAAGTCATTAGCGAGCAAGGCGGTGACATTGAAGAGCTGCTAACGATGCGTCAGGCCGAGCTGGCGATGCTGGATGAGAAGAACATCATCACGGACACCGATCCGAGTGAAACTAGCGGTGCTGGCCTGACTCAGGCGCGACCTGCCACAAGCGCTGACCCATACGGTGACACTGATCCGCCGGCATCTGACGAGGAGGAGGTGCAGGAAGATGGCGACGATTGAAGGCATTGAGATTGATCTGACGCCAACGTCAGGCATGAAGGAAGAGGCGCAGCGTTATCGCGATTGGAAAGCTGATGGCGAAGCTGGCGGCACTGAGGTTGCAGCACGCAGAGCAACGCAGATCCTGAGCGGCAACGAACTAAGTGCTGACGTTGTGATCGCAATGAATGCTTGGTTTGCGCGTCATGAAGTAGACAAACAAGGCGAGGGTTTTTCATCAGGAGAGGATGGCTATCCCTCAGCTGGCAGAGTCGCATGGGCAGCGTGGGGAGGAGACGCTGGAATGAGGTGGAGTAGCGGCAAAGCAGATAGAATCAAAGAAATTCGTGATAGAAGCATGGACACGGATAGGGCCGAGCCTGGTGATTTGCGGGTTGGCGATTTTGTGCGGTGGAATGCAAGTGGAGGCACGGCACAAGGCAAGATCGACCGCATTGAACGCGATGGTTCAATCAACGTCCCTGATTCAGAGTTCACCATTAACGGTGATGAGGACGATCCTGCTGCCCTGATCACTGTTTATCGCGAAGGTGATGACGGCTGGGAAGCAACAGATGTGCAGGTTGGCCATCGCTTCTCAACGCTGACCAAGATTGCGGCTTTGCGGTGGCTTGAGGGCAAGACTTACAAGCGCAGTGAGAACACTGCATTTGATGAGGTCGAAGACCGCACTTATGACTTTCCGTTTTCCTCTGAGCAGCCTGTGGCTCGGTATTACGGAAACGAAATCCTTAGCCACGAGAAAGGCGCTGCTGATCTCAGTCGCCTGAATGACGGCGCTCCGCTGTTGTTCAACCACAACCCTGATCGCGTGATTGGAGTTGTAGAACGTGCGTATATCGACGACGAAAAACGTCGTGGTTATGCGCGCGTGCGGTTCAGCCGCAACGAGTTCGCGCAGGAAGTCTTGCGCGACGTACGGGACGGAATCATCCGAAACGTGAGTTTTGGCTACGCCATCGACAAGATGGAGGAGAGAAGTAGTGGCGATTTTGTCGCTACTTCATGGACGCCAACGGAGGTATCGGCGGTTGCAATACCGGCAGATTCTTCCGTTGGTTTCGGCCGTTCTCTTTCGGACTCCGAACCCGAACCCGCTGCCTCGGCAGCAATAACCACACCACCTGTTCCTGAAATGGAAAACACCACCCCTGACATGGAAGTGGTGCGGGCCGAGGCCGTTGAGGCTGAGCGTTCCCGCATCGCTGAAGTGACCAGCCTGTGCAACAAGCACGGCATGGAAGATCTGGGCCGTCAGCTCGTCGAGTCTGGCCGTTCGATCAATGAAGCACGCGCTGCTGTGCTTGAAAAACTCAACGTCAAAGAGGAGCCCGTCAACATGAAGGCCGCTGAAATTGGCCTCACCGAGAAGGAAAGCCGCAGCTTCTCCTTCATGCGTGCCATTAACTATCTGGCAAACCCGACCGATCGGGCTGCCCGTGAGGCCGCTGCGTTTGAGATTGAAGCCTCTGAAGCTGCAGCTGACAAGCTGGGCCGCGCTTCCCGTGGCATCACCATTCCTGTGGATGTGATGAAGCGGGACTTGACCGTTGGCACTGCCACCGCTGGCGGCAACTTGGTTGAGACCGAGCTGGACTCCGCCAACTTTATTGATCTGCTGCGGAATGCCTCCGCTCTGGATCAAGCTGGCGCAACCGTGCTGACTGGCCTTTCTGGCAACGTCAACATCCCCCGCCAGTCCGGCGCTGCCACTGCTTACTGGGTTGCT